CTCTAGTTGGGATCATCTGCAATTCATCAAGTATTAAGCCATTCAATGTTTTAGCTCTATCTGGCGAGAAGTCCGTATCAAGCGCATCATTTAATTCTCTGATGCTTACTCTAGGGTCAATTAGATAACTTCCATCATCTTGCTTAATGATCTCTTCAATGTTTTCACTTTGATTGGAAGTGAATTGCCCAACAATCTCTTCAAGAATATCTTCTAGAACAATCATTCCCCTGACTTCCCCATATTCATTAACTACCAATCCCAAGCGACGTTTCTGTTTTTGGAAGTGTTCTAATTGATCTGATAAGGAAGTGCCTTCTGGAACGAAATAAGGCTCTCTGATTTTATCAATAACATTATCGATGCTAAACTCTTCATTGGCATACAGATTGACAACATTTCTCATATGAAGAACCCCTGTAATATTATCCGGCGTGTCTTTGTATATAAGTAATCTAGTATGTTGAACCCTCGAAAGAGTATCTTTCTCTAGCTTTGTATCTCATGTTGCCAGTATCGAAGTCACCTTCCATTTTAGTGGAAATAGGTGATCTTTCAAAATACTTCATACCATTAGGTACATCTGTGATGATGTAGAACGCATCAGTGTCAGTTAAGAAGTTATTCACTACATAACCTTGAGGGATCATTCCCATGTTTCTGATTGCGTTGATGTCATTATCAGCAGTACCAACTCTTTGAGCAGATTTCATTAATCTTTCCGCTGTGAATTGTAATTCACTTGGAATGATCATTCTTACTGCTTTCGCAGCAATTTTTAAACCTCTCTCATCTGTCATCGCCGCAATGTCGATTAAAGATTGTTCAAGAGAAGTTTCATTCAAGTCTGCTTGAGTCGTTAAAGTGTTTTGGTAACTACCAGCGATAGTTGGGTGAGCAGTGTTAAATAAAGAAACACCGTCGCCTGAATCATAACCGTCAGTAGTTGGTAATCCTTGAATTAAAGGATTAACAGCTTTAACTTGTTTGGTTTGTGCCATTGAACGAGCTAACGCTTTTGTATATCTAGACGAAAGTCTGTCATACAAGTTATCTTCAATCGCTTCTTCAGTGATTGAGAACGCTAAAGCAATAGTTTCGTGAGTGTATCTAGCAGTGAAAGTCTCTTGAGCATTGTCAAAAGTCACACCAGAACCTTCAGGTTTAACTTGTGCTTGAGCGAAACCTGATAACATTACTTCTTCTTCAAAAGCTCTGTCCGAAGTTTCCTTCGTATAGATTTGCTCGTGTTGGTTTTCATATTGTTTATACTCCAGGCCGAATAGTGCATTCAATCCTGGCTCTAGTTCTTTAACTAGTTGTGATCGTGATATAGCCATAATTTTATCCTCCTATTCTATTATAGACCTGCTACTGCACCCTTCAATAGATGCTCGTTAATAGTAACGACACAGTTAACATTGTTACTTGCAGTATCACTGTTTTCTGGATCTTTACTAATTCCAAGAATCTTCAATTGAAGATTGCTAGTTGTACCAACCGTACCTTTTGCAAGTTCCGATCTTGATACATAGTTTGCGCTGTCACCAGCTCTGTACGTGATGTCTGCATTTAAGAAAACATCTGCCGCACCAACTGTTGAGTCAGCTTGTATTTCGAACCTTTGATAAGGATCGTCAGCCACAAAGGCAACTATGTCCGCAGCAGCTACGCTACCAGGGTAATAGTTTTTCCATGTTGGCTTACCGCTTGATGGATCAGTATAGAATACACCGTTTAATGAACCTACTAAACCAGTACTGCCAGCAGCTGCTACGTCTATTGTTCCAGCTGCAGTTGCTTTAACTACATCTTGGAAATAGATAGCGCTACTATCATTATTAGTTATAGAGTATTCAGTTAATCCGCCGTTATCTGCGTTCTGACCCACTTTGCCTATTGGTTTTAAACCAAAGGCAGCATCTTTGTTTGCCATAGTTTTACTCCTATTTGTTTATAATACTTTAATGGTCAGAAATTGTTAAAAAATTAACTTTTCTTCGTACCACCAAAAGTTACACGAGACTGCCTATCAATATTGATGGGCATACTCTGATGCTGTTCCTTCAGAAGATCGTTGTCAACTGCTTTATCTTGATCCATACCCTGCTTCGCATAGTATTCAGATCGAGATTTTGCAATCTCCTCCGGTACCCTTGTCAGCACAAGGCCACCAACTCCGATCACTCCCGCGTATTTTCCATCTTCAATGACTGGATAATCCGAATCTGGGTATTGGTCAGCACGAACTAATTCGTAACCTGATCTCAATCTTCCAGCGACATTTTTAGTGTCTTGGAAACCCATAGATTCTACTCTTACCCATCTATGTCGAAACCCATTTGGGGCCGGGGGTGCATCTAAAGATGATGGTGGAGTCCAGACTTTTTGTCGAGCTTCTTTTTCTCTAGTCTGACTCGCACGAGAAGCTCTTTTTTCATTTTCGTTACTCATATGCATTTACTCCTTCGTGATTAAATTTAATTGTTTCGCATATTCTTCAAGTGGCACACCTAATTTTTTAGCAATTGCTGTTTGTGAAGGTGTGAGTTTCACAATTCTGCGACCAGGTTTGCTACTTCTATTAGCCGAAGCAACTACTTGCGTAGGTTTGGT